CCCGACGATTTTTTGAAAATGGGGGTTTTCCGGTAAAGTGCTATCATTTGACTGCCTTTTGAGTGCATACACCGGACAAAATCAGCCATACAATATCCATAAGCCTGTTTGAAGGGGGTATTGTATGGCAACAAACAAGCGTGTTTTCACCTTGCGCCTATCTGATGAAGTCTTTGACAAGATCGGGGCGCTTGCAACCCGTGAACACCGATCCATTACCAATTACATTGAATTTGTTCTTCTGAAACACTTGGAAGAAGTGGAAAAGGCGGAAGGAACGATCAATGTCGATAATTCACCCAAAGGGGTATAACTGAAAATGTCTGTCCTGAAGCAAAAGAGAACCACAAGCAAGGCCGAGTTCATCAACACGGCCAATCAGATTTATGTTGAAACCCTGAACTTCCTGACCCGTCTTTCAGCCCGGTATTCCCGGTTGATTGCGGAGCCGGTGGCAAAGCTGGCAGGTGAGATCATCGACCATGCGGAGAAGGCCAACAGTATCTTTCCTTCGGACAACCAACGCATTGAAATGAGGAAGGCCCATCTTCTTGAAGCACGGGCTTCCCTGATGGCGCTGGATGTTCGCTTGACCCATGTTTACCTGATTCTGAACCAGAACCCGGAAGGGGCCTTTACCACTTCCAAGGGGAACCCGGTGAAGTCACAGGATGCAATGGAAAAGCTGGATAAGATGGCCCAAAACTTGGGTGAACTGATCGACAAAGAAAACGAACTTCTGAAAGGGGCAATCAAAAATGTAACAGCAAAACAGAAATGATTTTTCTTATTAGGTGCGTGACTGTTAATGTGTCCTCTGGCGGTTTGGTGGGGCCTTCGTTCCCCTAATTACAATAACAACAACAATTTCGTTATTGTCTGGACGGATGGCAACAACAACAATAACAATGCCAATAATTCTGGTGGGTTGCGGCCCGGATTTTGCAGATATACACGGTCAAATGTAGTAACAGAAGGCAAACGGCTTTTCAGGTGAAAGACGACCGATGTAAAAGGAGTTGCGCTTCCTTGGGTGTAAATCCCTAAAACTGCCCTTTGATGCCCTTACACGGACGCTTCTTGCATGGTGGGTAATCGTGCCTTATCCCATTTCATGTGTGAGGGCAAAGCAATTTAGACGGCACCCTACAAGATATTTGTACGAGGGGCGAATACTTTTATTATGACAAGCCAAGAACGGCATGAAGCAAGGTTCCAGCGCCGCAAAGCAAAGCGGTTGGAACGGAAACAGGCCCGGTGTGATAGCCTTGGGCCAACGAATAAAATATTTTCCTATCGGAAGATGTTCTTCTACGGGAAAAAGTGCTGTAACGGGGTACGGTGGAAGCAAAGTGTTCAAAACTTTGAAGGCCACCTGTTTTCTGGTACGGCAACACGGCGGCGAACGGTGTTGGAACAGACTTGGAAGCCCAAATCCTGTTCCCATTTCACCCTTCGGGAACGGGGAAAAATCCGCCCGATAGATGCCCCGCACATTACGGATCGACAAATCCACAAAACCCTGTGTAATGAAGTCCTGATCCCGTTGTATTCACCTTCCATGATCTATGACAACGGGGCAAGCCAAAAGGGAAAGGGCCTTCATTGGCAGTTCAAACGGATCAAACAACAGCTTGGATGGCATTACCGGCGTTATGGCCGGGAAGGTGCTGTGTTGCTGTTGGATTTGAAAGGGTTCTTTCCAAATGCTTCCCATGCCCTGTTATATCAGCGGCACCGGGAATTGATTTTGAATCCTGAACTTCAAAACTTGGCTGATACTGTGATTCAATATTCCCCATGCCCGACACCGGGCCGGGGCTTGCCTTTGGGCGTGGAGCCTTCCCAACAGGAAATGGTGGCGTTACCAAGCAAAATTGACCAATGGATCAAGTGTCAGGCCCATGTTCATTGCGCCGGTCATTACATGGATGATTACTATGCTTTCTTTCCCACGGTGGATGAAGCAAAGCTGATGGGCCATGAAATTGTAAGGCGTTTTGAAGCCGCTGGAATCCGAGTGAACAAGCGCAAGTGTAAGGTGATCCCGCTTACAAAGCCGTTCCGGTTCTGCAAAGCCCGGTTCACACTTACCGAAACCGGCAAGATCAAGGTGAATGGAAGCCGGGATGGAGTGAAACGGGCAAGGCGAAAACTGAAGCTGTTTCACAGGGAGTTCAAAGAGGGAAAACGATCCTTCTTTGACATAGAACAATACATGGAGTGCCAAAGCGCCTATTACCGGAACTTCAACGATCATGGCCGGTTGTTGCGGTTGCGGCGGCTTTACCATGCAATCTTTTTCGGAGGTGGACAATGTTTAGAATCATCAAAGCCGGGGCCGGTATCGGCCTGACCGAGAACCTGAACTACATCAAGAAAGCCGAAAATGGTTGCTACATCCTTTGCCCGGAGCATGACGCTTCGGGCATTGTTTTTGAGGGTGTGGCTTACCATTTGTTGGGCCGTGCCGCTATGGACGAACTGGAAACTGTGAGTTTGGAGGAAACGGACGCAGGAACCGAGATCACCAAAGCCACAGAAGCCGGTGGAATCGTCTTTGTGACCTTGGCGGAAGCCGGGAGCATTGACGCTGAAACGGCGGCGGAACACGCTGATTTGTTCGCTGAATGGGCTTTCCCTGTGGCCTACACGGTGGGGCAGATTCGCCGGTATAACGGAACCCTTTACAAGTGCGTTCAGGCCCATACTTCCCAAGCGGATTGGACACCGGACACGGCTTCCAGCCTGTGGAGCAAAACGAGTGATCCCGCTGAAGAATGGCCCGAATGGAGCCAACCGGTGGGAGCGCATGACGCTTATTCCAAGGGGGCAAAGGTGAGCCATAAGGAAAAGCATTGGATTTCCACGGTGGATTCCAATGTGTGGGAACCCGGTGTGTACGGGTGGGAGGAAAGCACGGATGGAGTATAAAACCTATGTTTGCCGTAAACGGGCAAGGTTCAAGGCGATTTGCGGACAAGTGAACATTCCGTATGGAACCACCCTGAATGGTCAGGGTGGTTTTCTGATCCTGAATGATCTTCCGGTGTGTTCGGCCACCAGCCAAAACGCCTATGACTTCTTCACACAGAATGATGATGGCATGGGGCAGGAACGGGGCGAACTGTTGAACCGGATCATTCCCAAGCTGGAAAAGCGTGATGCCGGGTATCAGGCCCGGTGGGGGAAGATTTGGGAAGATGCCCTTTGTCAGAAGTACAAGCGCCCGGATCAGGAAGAACATTGGATTTGGAACTTCGACTTCTACAACGGCCCTGTTGAGGATTTGCGCTATATTGCCGCCCTGATCGGGGCCTGATAGGAGGGAAAAGCCATGACGATTTATCAGGTGTTGTGCTTGATTGGTGTTCCCGCCTTGATTTTGGCAGTATTCAAATACCTGTGGAGCCAAATCAAGCATAACACCGAGGATTCCAAGGCTTTGAAGGCCGGTATTCAGGCCCTTCTTCGGGCGCAGATGATCAGCGATTTCAATAAGTATTCCGAAAAAGGCTATGCCCCAATCTATGCACGGGATAATTTTGAAAATTGCTGGAAGCAGTATCATTCTTTGGGGGTGAATGGGGTGATGGACGATCTTCACAGAAAATTCTTGGAGTTGTCCACCGATCCCCCGGAAGAATGAGCAGACGAACCAAAAAGCCAAAGCGTGAGTTTTCCAAGCTGATCCTGTATGTGGTGGGGGCCGTAACCGTTGGGGTTACGGCCTTCACCCTTATCATGGTTTGGAAAACTGAAAACCTTGAACCGCTGGCCTATTTGATCCCCGCCATATTTGCTGAATTGGCAACCGCAACCGGGTTTTACTATTCCAAAGCCAAAGCCGAAAACCGGATCAAACTTCGGAAGTTGTATGGCCCGGAAATCTATAACGATGCAAAGGAGATTTGAAACCATGCTGAACGCTGTTTTGAACAATCTGATCAATATTGGGTGGGCCATGCTGATCTTCCTGTGTGCGTACCTGTCCAATGTCGCTTTTTCCCTTTACTACAACATCAAGGTTTTGCTTCAGCCCTTCGACAGACAGAAAATGATCAATTCCGGGCTGAAGGTTGCCACCTTCGTTGTGGGCCTGACCTTGCTTTGTGTAGCAATCACCACCCTTCCGATTTATGCGGATCAGCTTGGGTGGGCAATCCCGGAAGAATACACAGAAATTTTTGCTGATTTGGTTATTGTGGGCGCTGTGCTGATGGTGTCTTGTAAGTATATCGCAGAAGCCTTCACCAAGTTCAGGGCCATTCTTCAGGTGAAAGGAGATACAGAAAATGAGTAATTCCCCCCTTGCAACCTATACCCGGATCACGAAAAACAAAACCAGCCCCCGGAACCATGCCATTGACACCATCACGATTCATTGTATCGTTGGGCAATGGACAGCAAAACAGGGGTGTGATTATTTCGCCACCACAGACCGGCAATGTTCCGCCAACTATGTTGTTGGTAAGGATGGTTCCATTGGCCTTTCCGTGGATGAAAAGGATCGTTCTTGGTGTTCCAGCAACGGCACCAATGACAACCGGGCAATCACCATTGAAGTTGCTTCCGACACCACCCACCCTTACGCCGTCACCGCCAAGGCTTATGCGGCCCTGTTGGATTTGGTAACGGATATTTGCAAGCGCAACGGGATCAAGAAGTTGGTGTGGAGTACGAACAAGAATGACCGTGTGAATCATCGGAACGGATGCAACATGACCGTTCATCGTGACTTCGCCAACAAAGCCTGTCCGGGGGAATATCTTTATTCCAGACACGGGGAGATTGCCGCAGAAGTCAACAGAAGGCTTCAGGGTGCTTCCAATGGTGGTGGGGTAGTAGTTACCCCCCCAGCCGCAGAAAAGCCCACAGGCGGCACCACAGGGGCCACCGTGACCCCTTACCTTGTGCGGGTGAAGATCACCAACCTGAATATCCGTAAAGGCCCCGGCACAAACTACGGTGCAACCGGCTACATCCAGCCCGGTATTTATACCATCGTGGCTGAAAGCACCGGCAAAGGTGCGGCCAAGTGGGGCAAACTGAAAAGCGGTGCCGGGTGGATTTCCCTTGACTACGCCACTAAAACCTGACCATGAGAAAGGCCCTTCCGGTTCAAGCTGGGAGGGCCTTTTTTGCGTGTTTCTACTATGTTACTAATAACCCCGATTTCACCGAACTTCAAAGGGCTGAAATGTTCAGTATTTGGGTGCTTCAGAGCGTTGCAGAGTAGGAAAATTTATGGTAAAATAAAAACAGACGAACCCCGAACCCTTGATTTTTCAGGGGTTCGGGGTTTTCTTGTTACTAATGTGTGCATAGTTCAGCGTTCAGCGGCCTAAAATGTTCACCGGTTTGAACCCTATGGAATCAGTTCCACGGTGGCCTTCAGTTCGTCCAAAGTCTTGTGATTATAGACCCGGTTTCCCGTGTCCTTGGACACATGACCCATGAGCAAATCAATACATTTCCGGTTGGCTCCGGCGCTATCCAATTTGGTTTCAAAGGTGTGGCGGCATTCGTGCGGGGTATGATTCAGCTTCAGGGCCTTCATAATATCCGCCCAAAATATCCGGTATTGGGTTTGATTGCAAATCTTCCCATTGTAGCTGATCAGCCGGGAGCCACCTTCGGCAAGCCGCCGTTCAATCAAGGGCCTGATCTTTGGATGGATGGGAACAATGCGGTTCTTACCGGCCTTCGTTTTGGTGCCGCCCTTCATCGTGCCTTCCTTCAAGTCTATATCTTCAGGTTTCAGGTTCAAAAATTCAGAGATACGCCACCCGGAATATAGCAAGATCAAAACAGTATCAACCCAAGGATCAGACTGATGTTCCCACACCGTTTTGATTTCATCGTTGGTGAACGGAAGGCGGCTGGTGGGCGGTATTGGATCAGAAGTCAGAAGTTCGGAGAAGCACCGGTTTATTATATCCATTTCAAGGGCGAACCGGTCAAGGTGGCCCCACAGGTTCTTGATGGCCGCTTGGGTGCTATACCCTTTCCCACAACCATCAATGGTTTCTTGCATTTGGTAGGATCGCAGTTGTTTATAAGGCTTGTTCACATACGCTGAACAATGCTTGAACGCTGAACAGAGGGAAGAACGGTTGGATTCCCCCAGCTTCGGAGCCTTCTTTTCTTTCCAGAGGTCAAAAAGCTGTTGAAGGGTGATCTTGGCCCGGTCAACATCCCAAGGATCACGGTTGTATTCAGCAAGCATGATGTTCCCGGCTTCACGGGTTTCAGCATAGCCGATGATGTCATAGATGGGATGGCCTTTGTCATTCCAACCTATGGTTTTCTTCACAATGTATGGGCGGCGGCGTTGGCCTGATAGCTTTGCAACCGTTCCATACCCGTTTGGATTTCGCATTATATCACCTGAACTTTCAAAATTGGGTATGGCAAAGCTAAACCCCATGTGATATAATGTTCAAAGGCGTTTGAAACATTAACTTCAAAAGGGTTTGTTTCGCCTGACCGCTTCCGGTGTGCAAGACCGGGGGCGGTCATTTTTTTTTGCATTTGTTCCATATCCGTTCCGCTTAAAATCCTTGCGGGATGTGGCTTTGAGAGAATGGAACACTTGGAACAGATATTATATTACTTCAAAGAGTAGATAAAAAAATATAAAAGAAAAAGAGTATATAGAGAACCGGCGCTTTATCTGTTCCACCTGTTCCAAAGCCTTGATTTTCATGCGTTTTCAGGGATTGGGCGGCGGAACGGATGTGGACAGATCAACCTTCGTCAAATACAGAGCCATAGGAAATCTTGGTCATGGTGATTTCGCTATCATTATATTCCAACCACAAATCATTCACACCGCAATAGAAGGCCCGATAATACGAACCGGTATCATTGATATTGGTGTTGGAATATTTCTTCAAATTAAACATTGGAAGAAAATCATCCTTGCTGGAATAGGAAAATTTATCGTACAAAGTAACCCGCTGAAGGTTGTCATTGTTGAAGCTATATTCATTATTCCCATAGTACAAAGTACGAATGGGAAAGGTTTTTCCGCTGGCCGTGGTATAGTTCCAATCTTCGGTTCTATCAGGTTCACCCAACTGTTCAATAAGTTCGGTTTCACTAATGCTTTTCTTGTCCTTCACTTCATATTGAAGTGCGTCAAAGACTACCGGAACAGTTTCCTTATTTGTGCTTCCGGGATTGTTTGTCATTTGGCTGACCCCAACCCCAATGCCAACGGCAAGAGCGACTACAACAATCAAGACGGGGATTAGGCAACCCTTCTTTTTCATAACAACCATTCCTTTCATTTATCTTACATCACTTTGGAAGGCCACGGCCTTACCAAGAATGATGATATGATCCAACTGTTCCCCGGTATAAACCAAATCTTCATAGTTAGAGTTTTCAGCCTTTAGGATCAATAGATTTTTTTCGGGATAGTAATTCACCCGCTTTAGGGTTGCTTCATCATCAATGATAACAGCGGCAATTTCGCCATTGTTCACCATTTCCTGTTTTCTGATGAACACAATATCCCCGTCATAGATTCTGGCCCCGATCATGGAATCACCCTTGGCCTTCAAGCAGAAATCAGCATGAATGTTGGTACCAGCTTCCACATACAGTTCCTTTTCTTCGTTTGCCATGATGGGTTTACCGCAAGCAATGTCACCGAGCAGGGGAAAACGCTTTGTAGAGATTGGGATGATGTTATCAAACTTCATTTGTGGCTGTGAAGGTTCAACCGCCACAGATTTATTGATACTTTTCAACCAATCATTCCGGTTCGGAATGTCTGATCTTCCCATGAGGTAATCCAAATCAACATTGAAATAGTCAGCAATGGTTTCCATTGATTCAAGGCCCGGTTCCCGTTCGCCCCGTTCATACATATTTACACTACTTTTGGAAAACCCGAGCTGATCCGCCAAGTTCTGTTGAGATAGGCGGCGTTCGGTTCGTAACTGTTTGAACCGATCAGAAAACTTCGGCATAAGTGCACCCCTTTCAGAAGTCTTTCTATATTCCATTATACACATTATGTGCACAAAGTCAATCCGTCGATGTGCACAATTAGTAACACATTTCTTTGTGCACAATTTGTGCTTGAATAGCCTTGACATTGAGCACATATCGTGTATAATGATAATCAGACGAGCACAAAAGGTGCACGAACTGATTGGGAGGATTTGAAAATGAAGGTTCATGTTTTTGATACCTATGTCACCATTAAGGATCGTGAAGGACACCCTGATATGGATGATACCTTGCTTGAAAAACTGGATGAAATGCTTACTACTTATGGTGTGCCCCACGCTTTTACCCTTCCCCACGAAAAGACTATGGAAGATTGCCCGGAAGCTACTCTTGAAGTTGCCTATGATTCTTCTGATGATATAACCTTTAGTCTTGTGTATATACTGTTCAATAAAACTTATCGGGGTGTAACCGATAAAGCGGTTGCAGAATCAATGATTAAGGTTTCCGCAAAATACATGGATGCTGAATAAGCCGAAATGGGCCTTCAGGCCCGTCCACCGGAACCGCCCCACCGGTGCTGATGATGGCAGGGCAACAGCGACAACATGAGCGTTCCCGTTTATGGTTTCGGGTATTGGGTATCAATCCCCATGTAAAAGATATGACCGCCCGGAAATTGCTTGTTCGGAACTTGGCTGTTTTACTTCTGAAGAAAGGATGTGCAAATATGAGTGTTGGCAAGAAACTTCGGGAACTGCGTGGGAGCAGAACCCAAGACGAAATCTCCAAGGAACTTGGGATCACCAAATCTTCTTATGCCATGTATGAGCGTGATGAACGGGTTCCCCGTGATGAAGTGAAGGTTCGCATTTCCAATTTCTTTGGCGTTTCGGTTCAGGAACTTTTTTTTAACTAAATCGAGCACATATAGTGTTCAATAGGAGTAAGCACCATGAATGAAGTCAGTTTGAAACCGGTCATTGATGAACTTGAAACCTTGTTTTCAAAGTTCAACAAAGCCTTCTTTGAAGGGAAGTTGGAAAAGCCTGTGATCACCGTTTCCCCGGATCATACCCGTGGGGCCTACGGCTGGTGTACCGCTTGGAAGGCTTGGCAAGATGGCACCAAGGAAGGCGGTTATTACGAAATCAACCTGTGTGCCGAATACCTGAACCGCCCCTTTGAAGAAACCTGTGGAACCTTGCTTCACGAAATGGTTCACCTTCAGAACCTTCAGGACAATGTTCAGGACACTTCCCGTTCTGGTTCCTACCACAACCGGAAGTTCAAAGAAACCGCTGAAGCCCACGGCCTGACCGTGGAGAAAGGCGAAAAGTACGGATGGCACAAAACCGCCCTGAACCCGCAAGCTGAAGCCTTCGTGAAATCCCTTGGCAAATCCGGGTTCTGTCTGGTTCGACCCCGTACCAATCCGCTGAAGGGTTCCCGGAAGGGGGGGGGATCAAGTTCCCGTAAGTATGTTTGCCCCTGTTGCGGAACCATCATCCGGGCCACCAAGGAAGTTCATGTTCTCTGTGGGGAATGTGAAGTGGCCTTTGAAGAACAGGAGTGATAACCAATGAAGTTGATTGACACCAAGGATTGGAAGGCCGTTCACTTCAAGGATCGAACCATTTTGAGAAGTGACCGCAATCTTTACCCGGAAGCCGATTGGTGGGCTTTGGTTTCCACCGTGGATGTGGAACCGATGAAGGAACCCGGTCATTTCAAGGTGGTAAGCCAATGATGATCACCCGCCAAGTTCGCTGTAAGAAGTGTGGGGAAATGTTTCCCCTGACCTATCCCGAAAAGCTGTCCGACATTGGCCGGGATGTTATTTCTTACTGTCCGCCGTGTTTACACACGGAAATCTTGAAAAATGAAAGGAGTAAGCGCAATGACCACCTTTGCAGAGCGTTTGAAAAACGCTATGGAACAGGCCAACATGAGCCAATCCGCCCTGTCTGAACAGGCCGGGGCTTCCAAGGCCGCTATCAGCCAATACCTTTCCGGGAAGAACACCCCCGGCCCTGACCGTATCAAAGCCCTTGCGGATGCAACCGGCGTTTCCTTTGATTACCTGATGGGTTATGGAGCCGCCCCTGTTGCGGAACCGCCCATCAAGAAGATCAGCGTGAAGGAAGCCGCCCGGTGCATGGGTAAATCTGATCAGTTCGTTAGAATCGGCCTTCAGCGTGGCCTTCTTCCCTTCGGGAACGCTGTTCCCGGAACCGGTGCTTGCTGGAATTACTACATCAACCCCACCAAGTTCCGTGATTATGTGGGTGCTGATCAGTTCAATTCCTTCTTCGGCCTTACGGCCTGAAAGGGGAACACCGATGGATAACACCCGTGATAAATTGTTGGATTTGATCAGGAACGCCACCAACATTGATATGATTTGCTTCTTCGCCATTATCTATGTGGTTGCGCCCGATTCCCCCCCCTATACGCCTATCGCCACCCGTGGCGAACTGAAGAAGGCAATTAAGCAGTTGCGGAGCGCCCAGCATAGCCCGGATTGCCCTGCTGAAATGTCTGAAGGCTTTGAAACGGCGATTCAGTACATCCGCCGTGAATGGCTTCACCAATGAAAGGATGGTTTATATGCTTCAGATCGGAATGATCGTTAAAATCTTGCCTGATGCGGAATACAGCGGCAAGTTCACCGGCTACATCGGCAAGGTGAAGAATTACTTTTCGCAGAACAAGAAGGTTGGCGTGGAACTTTTTCAGCAGACAAATGACGCAAGTTCCAAGGGCCTGTTTTGGTTCTCTGAATCCAAGGTGGTTGCGGCGGGTAGTCTGCCTGATGCCATGATGGAATATATCAAGGCCGATCTTAACGCCACCTTTGGTGTTGCAAATCACATCCGCCGTTCCCGTCAGACCGGCCTTCCGCAGATCAAGAAGGTCATTTATAGCGGCCCCAAGACAATCATTCTGTGGGCCGACAACACCAAAACCATTGTTTCTTGTGGGGAAGCGGATTCCTATGACTACTATTCCGGTTTCTGTGCCGCTGTGGTCAAGAAACTGTTCGGTTCCACCACCCACGCCAAAAAGGTTTTGGGTGATTCCATTCAGATCAATGATTAACCTATTCCAGCATCAACAACAGGCCCTTGATGAAACCGAGGGAAAAAACCGGGTGGCCTATTACCTTGATATGGGCCTTGGGAAAACCTTTGTTGGTTCCGAAAAAGCCCTGAAGTTGAACAGCCGTGTAAATCTTCTGGTGTGTCAATGTTCAAAGGTTCAAGACTGGATTGAACACATGACGGAAAATTACGCCATGAACCATTGTTGGATGATTTATGACATGACCAAGAAAAATGAATTTGATTGGTTCATGAAGGCCGCAATGGAAGTTGATAACCCGGATCGGATTTGTGGCGTGATTAACTACGAACTGACTTTCAGGCGGAATGTGCTGAAAACCCTGTCCGGCTTCACGCTGATGTTGGATGAAAGTTCCCTGATCCAGAACGAGAACGCCAAACGGTCAAAGTTCATTCTTGGGCTGAAACCGGATAATGTGATCCTTCTGTCAGGCACCCCCACGGGCGGCAAGTATGAAAACCTGTGGAGCCAATGCCAACTGTTGGGGTGGAAGATTTCAAAGGAACTGTTCTGGAAGCAGTACATTCAAACGGAATGGGTGGAAACCGATGGATTTTGGCGGCAACAGATTACCGGCTATAAGAATGTTGACCGGCTGAAGATGAAGCTGGCCGAACATGGGGCCGTTTTCATGACTACCGAACAGGCCGGGATCAGCCTTCCAAAACGGAACTGGATCAAGGTCAAAACCCGCCCTTCACCCCTTTATTGGAAGTTCTGGAATGATCGCTATATTGCGATTGACAGCGCCAACCTTGGTGAATTTGAACTGGATGCGGATTTCTACGGTTCCAATGCCCATTGTGAACGGGAATTGATTGGTGATACCAGCTTGACCCGCCGCCTTTACGCCCGTCAGCTTTGCGGCCTATATAACCCAGCCCGTTATGAAGCCTTCCGGGATTTGGTGAACAGTACGGAAGATCGCTTGATCGTGTTCTATAACTTCACGGAAGAAATGGAACGCCTGAAGGGGATTGCCAAGGGCCTGAACCGGCCTGTGTCTGTTCTTTCCGGTGAAGAAAAGAACTTGGATGCTTACCGCTACCAGCATAACAGCATTACCTTCATTCAGTATCAGGCCGGTGCAATGGGCGGCAACTTTCAGCTTGCCAACAAAATCATTTACTTCAGCCTTCCCCAAGGTTCGGAATTGTGGGAGCAATCCCAAAAGCGTATTCACCGCCTTGGGCAAGAACGGCCCTGTTTCTATTACCTGATGATCTGTCCGGGAACGGTTGAAGAAGATATTCTTGGAGCCTTAAAACAGCGCAGAGATTACACGGATGAATTGTTCCGCAAGTATGAAGAAGGTGAAAGGCAATGATTGATTTAACCGGAAAACGCTTTGGAAATCTGTTGGTTCTTTCCAGAGCAGAAAGCCCCAGCAAACAAGCGGCTTGGCTTTGCCGTTGCGATTGCGGCAATGAAACCGTGGTTCTTGGTTGGAACTTACGATCAGGCCACACGATTTCTTGTGGATGCGTTCACAAAACCGCCTTGAAGAACGGCTTGCGTTCTACCCACGGAATGATTCATTCCCGCCTATATGGGATTTGGGAGGATATGAAAAGCCGCTGTTTCAACCCCAATACTCCACAATTCAAGTATTACGGTTCCCGTGGAATTACCGTCTGCCCGGAATGGAAGAACGATTTCCAAGCCTTCCACGATTGGGCTATGTCACATGGGTATTCCGATGAACTGACCATTGATCGGATAGACAATGACAAAGGCTATTCCCCTGATAACTGCCGATGGGCAACCGCTGAAGAACAAAACCGAAATAGAAGGTGTGTCAAATGAACTATTCAGAAAGTATGAGCAAGCGGCAACAGCGCCGCAAAGCCCTTAACCAGCGGTTCAGGCGGATGTTCCTTGTGGCCCTTCTGATGGGCCTTGCAATGGGGTTTGTATTTGGGCGCTGTTCTGCTGTCAACAGTAAGGCCCCGGATGCCCCTATTGAATCGGATCAGCTTACCGCCGTGATCCCGGATGTGACCTTGGAGCCGGTGGAAACCCCGCTGGTGGAAGAACCCGCCGAACCTGAACCGGTGCTGTTGGGCAGTTTCAGAATTACCGCCTATTGTTCCTGTGAAAAGTGTTGCGGCGAATGGGCCAAGAACCGGCCCAATGGCATTGTATATGGTGCCGCTGGCGTGGAACTGAAGGCCGGTGTTTCCTGTGCTTCCCCGCTTCCCTTGGGAACCGTGGTGGAAGTGGAAGGTTTGGGTGAATACATCGTTCAGGATCGCCCCGCCCAATGGGTGATTGACAAATACGGTGAAAACCAGATCGACATTTATTTTGACAACCATGAAGCCGCTTCCGCCTTCGGCCTGAAGCAGTTGAATGTTTATCTGAAAGGAGAACCCGAAAAATGATCAAATGTGAAAATGCTTGTCCCCGTGGAAAATTTGATGGGTGTTGCCACAAATGCCCGGATTTCCACACTTGTCCTGATTCCTGTCAGGAAAACCCGAACGCCTGTGGAGAAGCCACCTTCGATGAAGAAACGGCCCTTCAGGAGTTCAAGAACACCCAGCTTGCCACCTTGAACGCCATTGCTTCCCTGACCGCCCACAAGAAGGCCATTGAGGATCAGGAAAAGGAAATGAAGGCTAAGTTGTATGAAGCAATGGTGAAGTTCGGCGTGGATAAGTTTGAATCCGATGTTCTGAACCTTACCCTTGTGAAGCCCACCAATGCCACCAGCATTGATTCCGCCAAGCTGAAGAAGAAATACCCGGACATTGCTTCCGAGTGTTCCAAGACCACCGCCAAGGCCGGTTATGTGAAGATCACGCTGAAGGGTGGTGGGAATTGATGGTGAAAACGGAACAGGAATGGCGGGATGAAGTTAATGCTTTAAGGGCTGAAAACATGGAACTTCACAAAGCCCTTCAGGAAAAGAAAACTTCTGTAAATCTTGTGAATGTTCGATGGTTTGATGGCTATTTGGAAACCTTTGAAGCGTTGAAAATTCGGTTTGGAAATTCTTATCTATGGATGCGCCTGATTGATGGGCAAAATCGCCACATCCCCCTTCATCAGGTACGGTGGTTTTCATTGAGCAAGGAAAGCCATGCCGTGAAGGGTGAGGCTTCCTGATGGCCGGTGAAAAGAACTTTGAAAACCGCCTGAAGGACTGGTTGGAATCTGAAGGCATTTACCCATTGGGCCACCCTGAAGATAAAATGACCGTTCCGCCTTGTGGTTTCTATGAAAAGCGTTGGGGTGGAAGCCGGTATGTGAAAAGCGGCCTTCCCGATATGCGGATCACCGTGAAGGGCATTGCCCTTGAAGTAGAGCTGAAGGCCACCAACGGAACCCCGTCAGAACTTCAGAAACGGAACCTGAAGCAAATCAACGGTTCCAATGGGTTTGGGTTCATCCTTTACCCGGAAGGCTTTGAAGCCTTCAAGACTATTGTGAAAGGGGTGAAACAATGCGAGTTTCCCACAGCCGGGTTGAAGTCTTTGATAGATGCCCATACAAATACCGCTTGCGATATGTGGAAGGGATAGACACGATCCCGAACACGGATGCAGACAACGCCCTGATCCTTGGCACCGCCCTTCACACCGGCATTGAAGAAGGGGTTGAACAAGCCCTTGACTTCTACAAGAACAGCTTCCCGGTTCTGACGGATGATCACATTCATGAAATGATGAAGCTGGAAGCAATGATCCCCAAGGCAAAGGCCATGTTGCCACCGGGCGGAACCTTTGAATTGCCTATTGGGAACGCTGATTTCATCGGCTTCATGGATTATCTGGTTCCCGTGGGGAAGGGCCTGAAGCTGGATGGGCTGATCACCGGTGAAGATTTGGATGAATTTGAAGCGTTTGATCTGTACGATTTCAAGTATTCCAACAACGCCAAGAACTACGCCGTTTCCGGTCAGCTTCACGAATACAAGTATTGGTATGAACTGACCCATCCCGGCCACCGGATCAGAAATATGTATTTCCTGATTGTTCCCAAGCCCAAGATCAGGCAGAAAAGCACCGAAACCCTTTCCCAATTCCGTGACCGCTTGCAAGCGGCCTTGAAAGATGCTGAACCAACGCTGATGCCGGTTCAGTACAACCCCATGAAGATTGTGGACTTCCTGACCGATGTGAAGCACATGGTTGAAGCCACAGACTTTCCCAAGAACCCAAACCATTTTTGTGGATGGTGTGAGTATGAAGAATATTGTCAGAAAGGATGGGATTATATGTTACTTCCCAAGAATGAACGCCGTGATCTGAACGCCACCAAGAAGAAGGTTGTGTGGCTTTACGGCGCACCCTTCAGCGGCAAAACCTTCTTTGCCAATCAGTTCCCCGATCCCCTGATGTTGAACACGGATGGCAACATCAAGTTTGTGGATGCCCCCTATATCGCCATTCGTGACACCGTTACGGTGGAAGGCCGTATCACCAAGCGCAAGTTGGCCTATGAAGTGTTCATGGATGCCGTGGCCGAACTGGAAAAGAAACAGAACGATTTCCGAACCATCGTGGTTGACCTTCTGGAAGATGTTTATGAATCGTGCCGGGTTTACATCTGTGACCGTCAGGGCTGGAAGCATGAATCTGATGATTCCTTCCGTGCGTGGGATATGGTCAGAAGCGAGTTCCTGAACACCCTGAAGCGGCTGGTGAATCTGGACTATGAAAACATCATCCTGATCAGCCATGAGGACAGAAGCCGTGACCTGACCCGCAAGGGCGGCGATAAGATTAGTTCCATCAAGCCGAACCTTCAGGATAAGGTGGCAAACAAGGTGGCCGGTATGGTTGATCTGGTGGCCCGTATCGTGGCGGACGATGATGAACGGGTGCTGTCTTTCAAGACTTCTGAAGTGATCTTCGGCGGTGGCCGTTTGACTGTCCGTGATAAGGAAATCCCGCTGACCTATGACGCTTTCTGTGAAGTCTACGAGGAAGCCAACCAGAAGGCCGCAGGAGCCGTGAAGCGTGGCGGCAATGCCCCGGCTACCCCCGCACCTGAAACCACCGACACGCCCACCACAGCGCCCAGCAGAAGGGGCAGAAAGGCCAAGACTGTAACCCCGCCCCCGGCTGGTAACTATGATCCGGCTGAAGATGCGGCAAAGGCGGCTTGTGGTGATCCTGATGGAACTTGGACACCGGGCGGCGGTGAAAAGGATGATTCTGTTCCTGTTGATGAACCGGCCACCGGTGACACCCCGCCTTGGAACGATCTTCCCAAATGCCCGGACGGTGAACGCATTTTCAGACAGCACGATCAGAACCCGGAAATCCCCCTTTGTCCGTCCATTGACGCTGGCCACCGTTGCCACAAGGAAGGCGGCCCCGATGGTTGCCCCCTGTGGGATCGCCCCAAGGCACAGGCAGAGGAACCCGCACCCAAGACGGATGCTAACCCGCCCCGCCGTACCCGGAAGAAGCGTGAAGAATAATGGCTGATGTGCTGATGATTGCCGGGAAGCCTGAAACCATTTTCAAGGCCCGTGATTTTGAATATCTGGTTGAAAAATACATGGGTTATGAAGCGGCCAAGTATTTCCGGGAATACGCTGAAAAGGCTGATGAAGAAGTCAGATCGGCCAAGGCCGGTGAGAACACAGACCTTGCTTCCTATGAAGCTGACCTTGAAAGCAATCACAGAGCCTTTCAGGACATTCAGACGGAAGCCGCAGTTATCACGGGTGTTCTTCAAGAAAAGCGGATAAACCGTGAAAAGATCGCCCATGCAATCAGGGAAATTGGAAAAATTCTTTCCAACCAAATATAAAAACAACATTTTTGGAGGTAAAAAACTATGGCTATTGATTTTGACAAGATTGATCGTTCTGTTGATCTGAAGGGCCTTCAGGCTGATGTGGAGGATGCCAAGAAGAACGGCGGCGGGGATTTCCCCACCATTCCCGCTGGCAAGTATGAAGTGAAGCTGGAAAGCATGGAGATCAAAGGCACCAAGGCCGATCCCAACCGCCCCATGCTGGCCGTGTCCTTCAAAATCCTGTCCGGTGAGTTCAAGAACCAGCGCCTTTTCATGAACCGTGTCCTTTACGGCACCAAAAATGACAAGAACATGATCGCTTCCGCTATGGGCTTCCTTGAAAAGCTGGATTCCGGTGTTCCTATCAGCTTCACCAGCTACAAGCAGTTTGCCCAGCTTGTTCTTGATGTGGCGGAAGCTATTGATGGAACCTTGGAATATGCGGTGGACTATGATGATTCCCGCTTCAATTCCATCACTGTTGAGGAGGTTTTTGAGGTTGAAAACTGACCGCAGATTTTTTATAATCAAATCGAGCACAAATAGTGCTTGATGCGGTTTTGAACCTTAACTTTCAAGCACAACCTGTGGGGCTTCGGCCCCACAATGGCCCCAAGTGAAAGCCTTCCCGTGGCGGGGCTGATAAGGCGGCAACGCTGACCGATTTCACAAAAGCTGAAAGGATGTGAGTTGATGATCTTCTATGATTTTGAGGTTTTCCGGTATGACTGGTTGGTTGTCCTGATCGACCTGAACGCCCGGAAAGAAACCGTGATTATCAATGATCCCGACAAGCTGAAGCGTTTCTATGAGGAACACAAGGGCGTGATTTGGGCCGGTTACAATTCCCGGAACTATGATCAGTACATCCTAAAGGCCATTCTGTGTGGGTTTGATCCAAAGCCTGTGAATGATTGGATCATTGCAGAGGCTAAACCCGGTTACAGATATTCAAGCCTGTTCAGGGAATACCCGCTGATCAATTATGATGTGATGCCGAACCCGCCAATCAGCCTGAAGGCGCTGGAAGCGTTCATGGGCCATTCCATAAAAGAAACTTCTGTTCCCTTCGACATTGACCGGCCTTTGACTGAAGCAGAGTTGGCCGAAACGGTCAAATATTGCCGCCATGATGTGGAACAGACGGTGGAAGTGTGGTTACGGCGGAAGGAAGATGAATTTGATGCCCAAATGTCACTTGTGAAGGCGTTTCACCTTCCCATTTCTGACATTGGCCGCACCAAAGCACAGCTTTCCGCCAAAATCCTTGGGGCCGTTCAAAGGGAACACAATGATGAATTTGAAATTGAGTTCCCGTCCAGCTTGCGGATCGAAAAATACACGGAAGTTCTGAACTGGTACAAAAACCCCCTGAACCGTGACTATTCCAAAACCCTTGAACTGGATGTGGCCGGGGTTCCCCATGTGTTCGCTTGGGGTGGCCTTCATGGGGCAATTCCCAAATATCACGGGGAAGGCTGGTTCGTCAATGTGGATGTGGCTTCCTATTACCCGTCTTTGATGCTGGTTTATAAGTGGCTTTCCCGTAATGTTCACGATCCTTCCAAGTATGCGGAAATCTACCACACCCGCCTGAAGCTGAAGGCAGAGAAGAACCCCATGCAACAGCCTTATAAAATCGTTCTGAACAGCACCTATGGCGCTATGAAAGATAAGCACAACGCCATGTATGACCCCCGGCAAGCCAACAATGTTTGTGTGGGCGGTCAGCTTCTTCTTCTGGATTTGATTGAACGGCTGGAAGATCATTGTGAAATCATCCAGAGCAACACGGATGGTATTTTGGTCAAACTTCGCCGGTATGAAGATTTTGAAATGCTGGACGATCTGTGTTGGGAGTGGGAGCAAAGAACCGGGATGCGCCTTGAATTTGATGAATTTCAAAAGGTGTATCAGAAGGATGTGAACAATTACATCATTATTCCTTCCGGGCCGCTTCGTGATGAAAAAGGGAAACCCCGCTGGAAGTGCAAGGGTGCCTATGTCAAAAAGCTGTCTGATCTGGATTATGACCTTCCCATTGTCAACCGGGCCATTGTGAACTATTTCCTTCATGGGATCAGCCCGGAAACAACCATCATGGAATGTTCCAATCTTCGAGATTTTCAGAAGGTTGTGAAGGTGTCCAGCAAGTACAAATATGCCCTTTATTCCCCGGTGGTTACGGAAGCTAAGATCAGGGATGAAAAAGGCCGTTCTAAGAAAATCACCCGCTTCAGCGGCGGTGAGGTTCAGACGGATAAAACCTTCCGAGTGTTCGCTTCCAAGGATCAGAGCAAGGGCGGAATCTTCAAGGTTTCCGGGAAAATCGTCAAGGGCCGGGAAAAGAACCCTGAAAAGTTCGGCAACACCCCGGATCATTGTTTCTTCATCAATGATGATGTGACCAACCTTCCTATCCCGGATGAACTGGACAAGCAATATTACATTGATGTTGCTTGGGATCGGTTGAAAGATTTCGGGGTGGAACGATGAACAATAAAACCTTTCGGGGGGGGGGAGCGTTGAAGCATGGAACTGTTTAGGGGCTATGTGCCTACCAGAAATAAACAATGCCTTGAAAAGTTCAAAGGCGTTGAAAAACTGAAAACCCGTTCTGAAGTCCAAGACCTTGATGAATACGCCGGTATTCTTGGGGAAGAAACCATCCTGATTGATGTGGATGATGCGGAAACATCTGAACTTTTGTTCAGAATTGTTCAGGATTTAGAACTGAAGTGCAGAGTGTACGCCACCACACGGGGAAAACACTTCTTGTTCAAGAACTGTGGTGTTAAAAAAAGCTGGACGAAATGCACCTTGGCCGTGGGTATCACCACGGATGGAAAGGTTGGAGCCAATAACAGCTATGAAATCTTGAAGTCTGGTGGCGTGGAACGACCCATTCTGTATGACTTCCCTGAAGGGGAGATTCAGGAACTTCCCAAGTGGCTGACCCCGGTGAAAAGCAACTATGATTTCCCGAACCTTGGTGAAGGTGATGGGCGGAACCAAACCCTGTTCAACTACATTCTGACCCTTCAGAGTGACGATTTTACCAAGGAAGAAGCCCGTGAATGTATCAGGCTGATTAACCGTTATGTGCTGAAGAAGCCCCTTTCCGACAAGGAACTTGATGTGATCCTTCGGGATGATGCCTTCAAGAAAACATCCTTCTTCCGGGATAAAACCTTCCTGTTTGATAAGTTCGCCACCTACCTGAAGAACAACAACCATATTGTGAAGATCAATAACCAGCTTCACATTTACAAGGATGGTATCTATGTTTCCGGTGCCGGTGAGATTGAAGGGGCCATGATCAAGCTGATCAGCAACCTGAAACGGGCGTGGCGTTCAGAAGTCCTGTCCTATCTGGAAATCATGATTGAGGAAAACACCAAGGCCACCAACCCGAATATCATTGCTTTCAGCAACGGCCTTTACAATATCCGGGATGGTTCCTTCAAAGAGTTCACCCCGGATGTGGTCATTACAAACAAAATCCCGTGGCCGTACAACCCCGCCGCCCATGATGATCTGTTGGATCATACCCTGAACCGGCTGGCCTGTGATGATCCTGAAGTCCGGGCCTTGCTGGAAGAAATGGTGGGCTATTGTATGTACCGCCGCAATGAACTTGGCAAAGCCTTCATCCTGATTGGCGATAAGAGCAACGGCAAATCCACCTTCCTTCATGTGGTGAAGAACCTTCTTGGGGATCAGAACATTGCTTCCCTTGACCTGAAGGAATTGGGCGATAGGTTCAAAACCGCTGAACTGTTCGGCAAACTGGCGAACATCGGTGATGATATTGGTGATGAATTTATTGCCAATGCTTCCGTGTTCAAGAAGCTGGTCACGGGTGATCGGGTGAATGTGGAGCGTAAAGGCCAAGATCCATTTGAGTTCAACAATTATTCCAAGTTCCTGTTCAGCGCCAACAACATTCCCCGTATCAAGGATAAAACCGGAGCCGTTCAGCGGCGTTTGGTGATTGTTCCCTTCGATGCCAAGTTCACCCCCAATGATGCTGACTTCCGCCCGTTCATCAAGGATGAACTGTGTGAACAGGGTTCTATGGAATATCTGGCCTTGCTTGGCCTTCAGGGGTTGAAGCGGGTTCTTGGGAACGCACAGTTCACCACTTCCAGCAGAGTTCAGGGGCAGTTGGACGAATATGAGGAAAACAACAACCCCATTATTGGGTTCATCAATGAAGTGGGCCTTGACGGGATTGAAAATGAAGCCACCGATTCCGTGTATCGCCGGTATAAGGAATATTGCATTGCAAACAACTTCCAAGCCCTTTCCAAGATTGAGTTTTCCCGGCAGATCACAAAACGCTGTGGCTTCACAACGGTTCCAAAGTGGATCAGAAACCGGAAAACCCGTGTATTTGTGAAAGGCGGTGACACAGAATGAGTGGTTCCAAGAAGGTGTTCACCACATTAGGCAGTTCCAACCATGTTCCTGAAGAACGAGAAGCATTTGATTACTACGCCACCGATCCAAGGGCCGTGGAAATGCTTCTGGAACTGGAACAGTTTTCCCCGGTCATTTGGGAACCGGCCTGTGGTGAAGGCCACATTTCCAAGGTACTTCAAGCCCACGGTTATGAAGTCATTTCAACCGATCTGATTTACCGGGGCTTCGGTGATCCTGAACCGCTGGATTTCCTGAAGGAAACTCTGGACGATTTTGAAGGCGATATAATCACAAACCCGCCATATTCAATGGGGCTTGAATTTGTTCAAAGGGCGCTTGAAAGCGTCCGCCCCGGTGGGAAAGTGGCTATGTTCCTGAAGGTTCAGTTCTTGGAGGGGCAAAAACGGGGTGAGTTCTTCAGGCAAACCCCCCCCCCGAAAGGTTTATATCAGCCGTTCCCGGCTGGCCTGTTATAAAAATGGTGATATGACCGGGAAACCGGAAAGCGCCATTGCCTATGCGTGGTATGTGTGGGAAAAGGGCTTCACCGGTGATCCGGTGATCAAATGGTTCAACTGAGAGAAAGGATGATTTCAATGTTACCTAAAACCAAAACGGAACGCCATGCCGATATTTGCAAGGAAATCAATGCCTTGTACGCACGAAAAAATCATGACTATGGTGACAGCTTTCACCAGACCTTCACGGAAGAAGGAATGGCAATGCCCCGGATCAGACTTGGGGATAAGCTGGCCCGGTTTAAGAGCCTGACCAAATCCGAGGTTCAGGAAGTCAAGGATGAATCTATCCGTGATACCCTGATTGACCTTGCCAATTACGCCATTATGACGGTTCTTGAACTGGACGATCTGAAAGCGGAGGAACACGCCGATGAACGCTAACCGTTATATGCGGGATTCCTTGCGAACCGCTGACCGTTCCAACATGGATCGGCTGAAGCTGGAATGTGCCTTGGGCCTTTGCGGTGAAGCCGGTGAAGTGGCCGAACAGGTGAAGAAACATTTCTTCCACGGCCATGAACTGGATAAGCGCCACATGATTGAAGAACTTGGTGATGTGGCTTGGTATTTGGCCGTTCTGTGTGATGCCATTGGTTCTGACCTTGATACGGTCATGGAAGAAAACTTGAAAAAGCTGGAACAGCGTTACCCTGAAGGGTTCGATCCTTACCGGTCACAGCACCGGAACGAATTGGGAGGTTGAAGAAAATGAAAATTATCAAGCCTGATGTGCAGTTCATCACCCCGATTGATGGGGCCACTATTCTGAAGCGGCTGGAACAATGTGGCCGTGTCTGCTACAAGTCCGAGGACAAAATCACGGAAGGTTCCGCTGAACTGTTCATTGCCGGGATCATCAAGCGTGGGCATGAAGCGGTTTTGGAACATTGTTCCTTCACGGTGAAGTTCATTTGTGATCGTGGGGTTTCTCATGAGATCGTCCGCCACCGGATGGCTTCTTACTGTCAGGAATCCACCCGCTATTGCAACTACGGCAAGGGCAAGTTCGGTGAGGAAATCACGGTAATTGAACCTTGCTTCTGGCCTGAAGGTTCTGATTTGTATTGGTCATGGAAAAACGCTTGTCTGATCTCTGAACAATGCTATTTTTCTTTGTTGAAATCAGGAGCCACCCCGCAGGAAGCCCGTTCCGTTCTACCCAACAGCCTGAAAACGGAAGTGGTTATGACGGCCAACATTCGTGAATGGCGGCATTTCCTGAAGTTACGCTGTTCACCCGCCGCACATCCGCAGATGCGGGAAGTGGCCTTGATTCTGTTAGAGAAAGTTAATTGGCTAATCCCTGTGTGCTTCAATGATATTTGGAGTGAATACCATGCCGATGTTTAAGAAGTCCGGTGGTAAAATCTTCGCCGTTCAGTTCAACAAAGCTGAAGAACGGGCCTTGGATCAGGAAATCAAGAAACAGATTGTGGAAAATGATCGGGCCTTTGACATGGACAAAGAATCATCCATCCTGTGGATGCTTCATACCCAATTTGGATTTGGCCCCAAGCGCCTGAAGCTGGCGTGGAAGCTGTTCTATGCCGAAACCCTGAAGCTACGGGAATATTACCTGATGGAACAGGCCGATGATGGGTGGTTGGCCCGTAAAAAGTTGAAGGACATTGGGTGTGACATTGAAGAATGGTACAGAGAAGAAGGAGGGAAAACCGATGCCTAAACCTTGGGAAAATGCTGAAGGGTATCACGATCCGACAGCCTACCACGGCACAAAGAATATCATCCGTGACGAGGATGAACAGCAGAAGCGGGTGAACACCCTGATCTTCGTCCTGAAGTACATCACCCGTTTGGCGGGGTTTGAACTTCTGAACCGCATTGAAATCAAAGACCGTAAGACCGGGAGGGAATACAAATGATCAGTTCTTATGACCCTAATTTTCATGGTGTCCATACAATCCGGGTGACTTTCATGCAATGGGATTATATCGGCCATGTTTCCTTTGGAATCGGCGGCAACTGCAAAGGTGCTGAATTGCTGGATTTCACCTTCTTGGAGTGTGACAACCAAGAAGATATTGACCGCTATTCTGAAAACGATTGTCAGTTCAGCTATGATGAAGAAAATGAAGTTTACACCGCCGTTCTGAAAAATGCTGACGGTGACACCTTGGAAGTTGAAGGTGATGAATGTGATTTCAAGGGTATGGCGTTAGCCATTGAAATTGCAGGAACAGCGGTGGAACACCGATGAAAAAGATTTATTCCTTTCTATTTCAGAAACATGATATTGGTTTTATGCGGTTCTGTTATGCAATGTTATTCCCGTGTGCGCTATCATCTGAATTTTGCCGGTGCTGGATGGTGTTTATGTCATTCGTCCTTACATTGGTTATTCAGGGAAATGCTAAAGGGTGGAACCGGATTTGCTAACCAGTATTCTTCAGTAGGAGTTGGAACAGCGTGTGGAACAGGTATGGAATAGATGTTTTCCCTATATCTGTTCCGCACGAAAACCCTTGATTTTCAAGACTTTTTCAGTTGTTTTCAGAGGACGGAACAGATGGAACAGATGTAAATATACTTTCTTCTTATAAAGAAAAAAATATATAAGAAATGTGTATATAAGAAACTGCCCATTTTATCTGTTCCATGCGTTCCAAACCCTTGAAACCCCTTGATTTTTCGGCATTTATCCACGGTACAGATGCAATGAAAACGGAACAGACTACCGCAGAAAGGATGTGTTACATAGTGAATGACAAAGACCTTTCCCAACAGGCCAAGGATTTTCTGAATCAGATCAGCCGCCTTGATGCCTTGATCAATAGACTTCTGAACACGGTTGCAACAGAGCGTTCCCGGTTGACTTCCATCGGGTGTGAACTGAAACAGGATAAGGTTCAAACTTCAGGCCCCAAGAACAGCCTTGAAGAAACGATCTGCAAGATTGATGAACTTGAAAGAACCATCAACGCCCGGATTGATGAACTTGTTGATCTGAAGAACGCCACCCTGAAGGCAATTCAGATCCTTCCTGACTTCGATCAGCAAAATGTTCTGATTGCCCGATATATTGACGGGAAGAAATGGCTTGATATTGCCTTTGACCTTAACTTTTCAATTTCACAGGTTTACAAGATTCACGGGAAGGCCCTGATTTCTTTTTCTGAAAAGAACCCTAACCTTTTATTATCGCTTGAACGGTAGTGTAAAATCCTATTCTTGTGAAAAGTGTGTAGGATTTTATAGTGTCAAGCGTGTTATGCTGGAATCGTAAAAATGCACCCCTTATAGGGGTGCATTTCACTTTTTTAGGAAAGGGGTGAATACCTGTGACACCAAGACAGCGGAAGTTCTGTGATGAATACCTGATCAGCGGCAATGCTACGGATGCGGCAATCAAGGCGGGGTATTCGCCCAAGACCGCAAAACAGACGGGTTCTGAAAACCTTGCAAAACCTGACTTGAAAGCGTACATCGAAACCGAACTTGAAAAACTTCATTCGGCCAAGATCGCTGATGCTGAAGAAGTCATGAAATACCTGACTTCGGTGATGCGGGGTGAACATACTGAAGAAATTCCGATCCTGTGCGGTGACGGTTGCCAAGAGTTGACGCAGAAAGAGGTTGGAGCCAAGGAAAGGTTGAAGGCCGCTGAACTGATCGGCAAGCGTTATGGTATGTTCACGGACAAGGTAGGTGTGGAAGGGGCCGTTCCGGTGATTATCACGGGGGATGATCAGCTTGAAGATTAGCCCACAGGCCAAGCGGGTTCACCTTCCTGAAGTGGTTGGCAAGGGTTACGGAACCTTCTGGAACTTCAAAGGCCGTTACCGGGTGTGTAAGGGAAGCCGTGCTTCCAAGAAATCCAAGACAACGGCCCTGAACATCATCAAACGGATGATGCAATACCCGGAAGCCAATACCCTTGTGGTTCGCAAGGTGTTCAGAACCTTGAAAGATTCCTGTTTCACCGAACTGAAATGGGCAATCAACCGCCTTGGGGTTTCAGCCTATTGGGAAATCAAGGAAAGCCCCCTTGAAATGACTTACCTTCCCACCGGTCAGAAGATTTACTTCCGGGGCCTTGATGATCCCCTGAAGGTCACTTCAATTACGGTTGAAATAGGGTTTCTGTGCTGGTGCTGGATTGAAGAAGCATACGAAATCATGAATGAAGCTGATTTTGATATGCTGGATGAATCCATTCGTGGTGCTATCCCGGAAGAAACCGGCCTGTTCAAGCAAATCACGCTGACATTCAACCCGTGGAACGAAAAGCATTGGATCAGGAAACGCTTCTTCGGGGAGATCACCGGCAAGGATGCCCAAGGGAACCCCACATACAAGTTCCATGATAGCTGGATCAGCCCGGATGGGCAGATTTACGCCACAACCACCAATTACCTGTGTAATGAATGGCTGGACACGGCGGATTTGAAGGTGTTCAACACCATGAAGGAAAACAACCCCCGCCGCTACAAGGTGGCTGGCCTTGGGGGTTGGGGCATTGTGGATGGCCTGATTTTCGATAATTGGCGGGAAGAAGCCTTTGATTATCTGGCTATTTCCAAGAAGCCTGATGTGAAAAGCGCCTTCGGCCTTGACTTCGGTTATACCAACGATCCCACGGCCCTATTCTGTGGGCTGGTGAGTGAGAAGGAAAGAACCATTTGGGTTTTTGATGAACTGTATGAAAAGGCCCTGACGAACCGGGCAATCTGTGACCGGATCACCGGCATGGGTTACGGCAAGGAACGGATCAAGGCTGATTGTGCCGAACCCAAGAGCATTGATGAATTGCGGGATGCTGGCCTTCATCGTATCAGAGCCGCCCGGAAGGGCAAGGACAGCGTGAACAACGGAATCCAGTACATTCAGGGTTATACCATCATTGTTCACCCCCGATGCGTGAACTTCATCACAGAGATTTCAAACTACACATGGGCAGAAGATAAGTTCGGGGCCAAGATCAATGTTCCCATTGATGATTTCAACCACCTTATGGACGCTATGCGTTACGGGCTGGAAGATATGTTGGTTGGCCCCGCCTTCAGCTTCGACTAATAACATGATAGTAACAAAACACACGAAAAACGCACGGTTTCCGTGTGTTTGTGTTTATTAAGCAATGAAGAAAGGCGGTAAGTGAATATGTTTCTGGATAACGCTATGGAGCGTATCAACCGCCTGATCCTTCAGGGTGGGCGAACCGGCATGACTGAAAATCAGTTCTTCGCCGCTGAAATCAAGGAATGGAAGAATAGTCAGCGCCGCAAGGATCAGGTTATGGGTGATCTGTACTATGAAGGACAGCATGACATTCTTCAGCGTCAGCGCACAATCATTGGTGAAAACGGTCAACTTCAGGTGGTGACGAACCTTCCGAACAACCGCCTGATTGATAACCAATATGCCCTGATGGTGGATCAGAAAACCAACTACCTTGTGGGCAAGCCCTTCACCCTGAACTGTCAGGATAAGGGTTACACGGATGCTTTGGGCAAGGTTTTCAACAAACGGTTTTACCGGCTTCTGAAATATGTTTGTGAAGATGCCCTGAACGGTGGCATTGGCTGGCTTTATCCTTACTACAATGAAGCTGGTGAATTGACCTTCAAGCATTTCCCGGCCTATGACATTCTTCCTTTTTGGGCTGACGATGATCACACCATTCTTGATTGTGCGATTCGTTACTACACCCAAGAAGTGTGGAACGGCTACCAGAAGGAAAAGGTGGAGAAGGTGGAAATCTTCAAAGCCGATGGCATTTACCGGTATATCTATCAGAATGATATGCTGATTGCCGATGTGGAAGCCGGTGAACACGAAAACTATTTCATGGTTGAGGAAGAAGGGCAGGAACCCAAGGGCTTCAACTGGACAAGGATTCCGCTGGTTCCCTTCAAGTACAACAAACAGGAAATTCCCCTGATTCGCCGTGTGAAAACCCTTCAGGATGGTATCAATGTGATGCTGTCCGACTTTGAAAACAATATGCAAGAGGACGCACGGAACACCATTCTGGTTCTGAAGAACTATGACGGTGAAAATCTTGGTGAGTTCCGCCACAACCTTTCCACCTATGGAGCCGTAAAGGTTCGTGAGGATGGCGGGGTTGAAACCCTTCAGGTTGAAATCAATGCAGAGAATTACAAGGGCATTTTGGAACTTCTGAAGAAATCCCTGATTGAAAATGCCCGTGGCTATGATGCCAAGGATGATCGGTTGTCTGGCAATCCAAACCAGATGAACATTCAATCCATGTATTCTGACATTGACCTTGACGCAAACGGCATGGAAACCGAGTTCCAAGCGGCCTTTGAAGAACTGTTGTGGTTCATCAATCAGGATTTCAGCAACAGGGGCTTGGGCGATTATGAAGGCGCTGAACTTCAGATCGTGTTCAACCGTGACATTCTAATCAATGAAACGGAATCCATTGAAAACTGTTCCAAGTCCGTTGGTATTCTGTCCACGGAAACCATTGTGGAACAGCACCCGTGGGTTACGGATGTTGAAGTGGAGCTGGCCCGGTTGCGTAAGGAAAAGGATGAAGCAATGGAACAGGCACAGGAATACGCCGGGGCCTTCCAGACCGGCAACCAGAACAAAGGTGACAATGGCGAGGGTGAATAACCCCCGCCGTTTCACAATATATGCCGGGGCAGACCTTGAGTGTGGCGGGGTGCTATTACTCCTACCCGCCAAAGGGTGAAATTCCCTTCCCCGGCCCATCATGGCCCGTTAGTCAAGCGGTTAAGACACCGCCCTTTCACGGCGGTAACGCCGGTTCGATCCCGGCACGGGCTACCATGGCCACAAAGGAAGGAACCAAAATTCAGCAAGGCGCAAGCCCCTATGAAGAAACAGCGTGGCCTTCTATGCTGAAGTGGATGGAATAGGCAGACACGGCGGATTCAAAATCCGTTGCCGCAAGGCGTGTGGGTTCAAATCCCACCTTCAGCACCATTTTTCAGGATTGGAGGAACGGCCCATGAGAAATGCGGATTATTGGCGTGGGCGGTTTTCCATCTTGGAGGACAGCGCCCACAGAGAAGCCCAAAAGACCATTCAGGACATGGAAGAACTGTATCTGGATGCACAGCGTTCCGTTCAGAAGGAAATTGAAAGCTGGTATGCCCGTTTTGCGGTGAACAACCAAATCAGCCTGACCGATGCCCGGAAATGGTTGACTGCTGGACAGCTTGAAGAATTTCATTGGAGCGTTGAACAGTATATCAAGATCGGTGAACAGGCCGGGTTGGATGCGGCATGGTTGAAGAAGCTGGAAAATGCGTCCGCCCGGTTCCACATTTCCCGCCTTGAAGCTGTCCAGACAGGTATTCAACAACAGCTTGAATTGCTATATGGCAATCAGGTTGATAGTCTGGATGCCCTGTTGAAGAAGGTTGTGGGCAATGGCTACACCCACACGGCTTTTGAGGTTCAGAAGGGTGTGGGCCTTGGCTGGGATATTACCGGGCTGGATCAGAAGAAACTTGAAACATTGCTTTCAAAGCCTTGGACAACGGACGGGCGAACCTTCCGGGATCGCTGTTGGTTGAACAAGAATGATCTGGTGGGTTCGGTTAGCAAGAGCCTGACGCAAGGGCTTCTTCGGGGTGATTCCCCGGCCAAGATCACCACGGCCATTCAGAAGCAGTTCGGGGTTCATCGGTATAAGGCGGGGCGGTTGGTCAACACCGAAACCACCTATTTCAACGCCGTTGCCACCAAGGAATGTTACAAGGATTTGGATGTTGAAATGGTGGAAATCATTGAAACGCTGGATTCCCATACCTGTTCCATTTGTGGTGGGCTTGATGGTAAGGTGATCCCCATTTCCCAATATGAACCCGGCGTGACCGTGCCACCCTTCCACCCTAACTGTCGAGGAACTACGGCCCCGGCCATTGATCCCAAGTATGCCGGTGAAAGGGCCGCCCGGAACGCTGATGGGAATGTGTACTATGTTCCCGCCAACATGAAATATGCTGATTGGGTTCAGACCTTCGTGAACGGTGGTTCCAAGGCTGGCTTGACCGTTGCAAAAGCTGTTGATATAATGAAATTGCGGGAAACTATCAAGGCAAAAGAACAGCATTTTTCTGATTTGAAAGCTGAATATGCTTCTTTGGAGGAAACGAACCAGCGGTATTATTTATCTTCTTCGGATTTTGATGATCCCAATGAAAAAGCAGAATGGCGAAAGTGGCGAAAAACGGTTGATATTAACCAAGTTCAAGCCCGTATGTCAGAATTGCGAATGAAGGATTTGCCCCTTGCAAATGCAGATTTGGCGGAAGCAAGATTCCAGCTTTTGAAGGCCCCCGGCGCTTCAGGATATACTCCGGTTTCGACTTTGAAAGAAGCTGAAGCATATTGCAAATCTGTTCTTGGAATCAATGCTGATTTTAAGGGGCTTTCCATTGAATCGGTGAACGGGTGGAATCAGGGCCTTTCAGATATGCAAGAAGTATTTCCGGATTTGGTGCGGAAAAGATTTAATTTTGTTGGAGAATCCCATCAGAGAAATGCTATTGCCAAACAAATTGAGTTTCAACGGCAACTTGACTGGATTAAGCAAAACAATGTTTACAACTGGACGGATGCCCAATGTGAAGAATGGGCAAAGAAAAAGGCTAATTCGTTTGTTCGGAAGTATCTTTCAGTTGGAAATGAAATGGCTTCCAGTTGGTCACCCCGCCCACCATTCGATCCTTGCCGGGGTATCTGCCTGAACCGTGGCTTCTATGCTGACTTTGAATCCGCTTCAAAGTCTATGATCCGTCAGGTAGAAATTAAGTGGCACCCGGATAGTTGTTCCACGGTGAAATCTGTGTTTGATCATGAGTTCGGGCACCAATTAGATGATTGGTTGGGAGTTGGAAAACAGAAGAATATTCAGGCCCTATTTGATTCCAGAACCAGAGATCAAATTAAAGATGAACTTTCGGAATATGCGTGGAATAACCACAATTCAAATCGCTATTCTGAAATGATCGCTGAAGGTTGGTCAGAGTATTGTAACAACCCTAACCCCCGCCCAATGGCAATGGAAATTGGAGAAACCATAGAAAGGTTGTATGTAGAATGGGCAAAGACGAATTTTTGAAAGAAGCCCGTAAAATGGGGATGAATGAAAAGCTGATTGCTGAAATTGTGGAGGAAGTGGAAGAAGATATTGCTTCTGGCCTTCCGATTGATTGGAAAATGTATCTAATTGAACCAGTGATTAGCGATTAACCCTATATCTGATGATTTGACCACCCCGGCCTTTGGCCGGTGGTGGTTTTTTCATACCATTTTCGCCGTTTCCCGGTGGTGGGCGGTAAACAGAACCGGAAAAATCGTGGTTCCTAACCCACGGTAAAAAAGGATTTTGGAGGTAACAACAATGACTAAAGAAAAGCTGTTGGAATGGGGCCTGACTGAAGAACAGGCCACAAAGGTTATGGAGGGCTTGAACGGTTCCTTCGTCACCAAGGCCCGGTTCAATGAGGTCAACACCGAACTGACCACCGCCAAGAACACCATCAAAGAGCGTGACACCCAGCTTGAAACGCTGAAGAAGGCTTCTGGTGACACCAAGGCCCTTCAGGATCAGATCACACAGCTTCAGGCCGATAACAAGAAGAAGGACACGGATCACGCCGCTGAACTGAAGAACCTGAAAATCAGCAATGCGGTTGAACTGGCCCTGACCGGCGCAAAGGCCAAGAACAACACCGCTGTTAAGGCGCTGTTGGTTGATTTCATCGGTAAGGCTGAATTGGCGGAGGATGGAACCGTCAAGGGCCTTGATGATGAAGTCAAGAAGCTGGTGGAAGGCAAGGACACGGCTTTTCTTTTTGAGAAGTCCACCGGCACCAAGTTCAAGGGGGCCAAATCCGCTGAAAAGGGTGATGGTGCCGGTTCTGAAGGCGGCATGACCCTTGAAAAGCTGAAAGCCATGAACCCCTTGGATCGCTACAACTATTCCGTCAATCATCCTGACGAATACAAAGAACTTTATGGAGGTAATGAGTAATGGCAAATACTACTTACGATAATTTCTATCTGTCCAACGAAATTGAAGATCAGTACCAGAGCCACCTGAATCTTCAGCAGTTTTGCACTATCGACAACAACCTGACCGGTGTTGCCGGTATGGTTCGCAAGATTCACAAGTACAAGGCCACCGATGGCACCGAGAAGCTGACCATGGGCAACGGCAACACCAAGACCATTGAAGCCGGTTACACCGAGAAGGAATACCGTATTCAGATGGCCCAGAACCGCTTCCAGTATTACGATGAAGAAGCCATGACCGATCCCATGGTTATCACCACCGGCACCCGTCACGCTGGTACGGATATGTTCAACACCGTGAACGCTGACATTTTCGGCGCTTTCAACGAGGCCACCATGACCATCGTGACCACCGCCCTTGGCTTTGATGCCTTTGTGGATGGTGCGGCCATGCTGAATCTGGAAAACCTTGAAGGTGTGACCATCTTCGGCTTCGTCAACCCCGCTGATATGGCGAAACTTCGTAAGGCCCTGAAGGACGATCTGAAGTATGTGGAAGCATACGCCAAGCAGGGCTATGTTGGCACCGTGGGCGGTATCAACATCTACACCAAGAAGAACGCCGAAACCGGCAAGGTGGTCATTGCCACCAAGGAAGCTGTTACCCTGTTCAACAAGAAGGGTACGGAAGTGGAACAGGAGCGTGAAGGCAACATCCGCCGCAACACGGTTTATTCCCGCAAGTATTACCTTGCGGCCATGACCAATGAAGCCAAGGCGGTGAAGATCATCACCGGTTCCGCCACTGTCACCGCTGACACCACGGTTTCCAGCGACAAGACCTATTACGCCGCTTCCGGTATCGGCTATGTAAAGGTCACGCCCGGTTCCGGTGACAACCCCAAGACCAAGGGTTGGTACGAAATCACGGCGGCGTAAGAAAGGCGGTGAACCCCGTTGCGTGATAAAGCGGTTGCAATGCTAACGGCCCTTGGCGTGGCGGGGGCCGCTGATGATCCGTTGTTGGATATGGTTTTGACCAATGTTCAATGGCGGATCAAAAATCTTTCCAACCTTTCCGAAATCCCGGAGGGGTTGGAAAGTCTGGCCGTTTCTATGGCCGTGGGCGAATACCTGAACATGAAGAAGTGTTCTGGACAGCTTGAAGGGTTTGATTTGGATGCGGCGGTGAAATCCATTCAGGAAGGTGACACCAACATTACCTTTGCCCTTGGTGAAGGTAGTTCAACCCCTGAACAGAGGTTGAACAGCCTGATTGATTATCTGATCAACGGGCGCATTGGTGAAATCTATCGTTATAGGCGGTTGGTATGGTGAATAAGGCCGTGCGAACCGCCTTGGAACGGTTGTGGAAGGATCGGTGTTCTATCTTCATCCGTGAGGAAGTCACCGATCCTGTCACCCACCTGACGGATTCTGAAGAAAAGCCGCTTCTTCAGGATCAGCCGTGCAAGCTGTCTTTTGAAACATTAACTTCAACCAATGGGGATGAAGTGGCAACGGCCCAACAGGTGGTGAAGCTGTTCCTTTCCCCGGATGTGAAGGTTCCCGCAGGATGCAAGATCATTGTCACCCGGCCAAACGATGTGGAACGAACCTTCACCTATTCCCGTTCCGGTGAACCGGGTGTTTTCTCCAACCATCAAGAAATCATGCTTGAACCCTTCAGGGGGTGGGCCTGATGGGAAGATGGGGCCGGTGTGATTACCGGGAATTGAAGAAGCTGGATGAACGCCTTCAACAGCTTTCGGAAGTTGACATGGATCGGCTTTGCCGGGATGCCGCCAAGAAGATTGCCCAAATCCTTCTGAATAAGGTGAAGAAAAGAACCCCCGTTGGTGTGGTTCCGCCGTATGCCACGGATGAAGCCAAGGAAGAATATTGGCCCGGTTATCGTGGCGGTTCCTTGCGTGACGCTTGGACGATCCTTCCCATTGAAAAACATGGGGAGCAGTACACCGTGACCATCATCAACAATTTGGAATATGCGTCCTATGTGGAATACGGCCACCGGCAAACACCGGGGCGCTATGTTCCAGCCTTGGGAAAGACCCTGAAGGCAAGTTGGGTGAAGGGGCGGTTCATGCTGACGATTTCCGAACAGGAAGTGAAAACCTTGGCCCCGTCCATTCTGAATGATATGTTGTATGACGCTTTGAAGGGGGTGTTCAGTTGATCAATGAAATCATTAAAGGTGTTTCCATGAAGCTGAACGCCACCTTTGGAGCCGGGTACAAAATCTATCAGAATGATGTGGAACAGGGCTTCAAGGAACCCTGTTTTTTCATTGCTGTCCTGAAGCCTGACATTTCCCCGTTGCAGAAGAACCGATTCATGAACCGGAACCCGCTGGATGTTCACTATTTCCCAACCAGCGGGAGAAACAACGCTGAATTGTTCACTATGGCCGGGGATTTGATGGAATGTTTGGAGTTCATCACCCTTCCCAATGGGGATGTGCTTCACGGAACTTCCATGAGTTATGAAGTGCAAGACGGGGTTCTTCACTTCTTCGTGAACTACAATTTGACACTTCGCAGAGAAACCGAGGAAACCGCAATGGAAACCTTGGAAACTACTGTGGAGCCAAAGAAAGAGTGATTGAATGGCTACCAGAAAGAAAGCCGCCACCGCACAGGAACCGACCATCACGGCCCCGGTGGTATTCCCCAAAGAACGGGTGTTGACCTTCAGGCGTTACGCTGACCGGCGTGATCTCCTGTCTGCCCTTTTGGAAGATGGGAAGGAATACACCTTCGATCAGATTGATGGGCTGATCAATGACTTTATGAAAGGTAAGGTGAAATAATATGGCTCTTGGCGGCGGCACCTTCTTGGTGCAGAACAAGGTTCTGCCCGGTGCATATATCAACATCATTTCTGTGGCGCAGGCAAGCGCCACCCTTTCTGACCGTGGCATTGTCACCATCCCCCTTGCTATGAATTGGGGGCCTGAAGGCAAGATTTTCACGGTGGAACAGGCTGACTTTATCAAGAACAGTCAGAAAATTTTCGGCTATGCGTACACGGCGGATGAACTGAAGCCTATGCGTGAAATCTTCCTTCACGCCAAAACCGTTCATTTCTTCCGCCTTGGCACCAGCGGCGTGAAGGCGGCTAACACCTACGCAACGGCCAAATACCCCGGCACCCGTGGTAATGATCTTCGTACCGTTATCACGGCGAATGAAAACACCACAGAACAGAAGCCGCTGTTCGATGTGGCAACCTTCTTGGGAACCGTTCAGGTTGATCTTCAGGAAGGTGTGGCCGCTATCACCGATCTGAAGGCCAATGCCTATGTGGATTGGAAGTCCAGCGGAACCCTTTCTTTGACCGCTTCCTTGCCCCTGACGGGCGGCACCAATGGCACCGTGGCCGATTCCGACTATCAGACCTATCTTGATCAGGCGGAAGCGTACACCTTCAACGCTATGGGTTGCACCGAGAGCAAGGCCACCATCACCGCCCTGTTTGCGGCCTTTGCAAAGCGGATGCGTGATGATGTGGGCAAGAAGTTTCAGGTGGTTCTTTTCCGCAAGCTGGCCGATTATGAAGGTGTTGTGAGCGTCAAGAACGGCCTGACTTCTGACAAGACTTCCACCGCCCTGATCCCTTGGGTTACGGGCGTGATCGGCGGAACGGCGGTCAATAAGAGCGCCACCAACATGACCTATGATGGTGAATATGATGTTGATACCGATTTCACGCAGACCCAGCTTGAAAACGGTATCAAGGAAGGTTCCTTCATGTTCCATCGTGTGGATGAAGCGGTGTGTGTCCTGACTGACATTAACAGCTTCATTTCCATCACGGATGAAAAGTCCAGCGACTTTTCCAGCAACCAGACGATCCGAGTTTTGGATCAGATCGCCAATGATATTGCCGTTCTGTTCGGCAAGAAGTATCTTGGCAAGGTTCCCAATGATGCCGCTGGCCGGATTTCCCTTTGGAACGATATTGTGAAGCACCACACGGAACTTCAGGATATTCGGGCCATTGAGAACTTCAGCGGTGAAAATGTGACGGTTGAAAAGGGCGATACCAAGAAATCCGTGGTGGTTACTGATTATGTGACCCCCGTGAACGCTATGGAACAGCTTTATATGACCGTCTATGTTCAGTAAGGAGGTACAACCATCATGGCAGATAGAACCATCATGAACGCCAAGGATGCTGTTTCCGCTTCCTTGGCTGAATGTTTCGTGACCATCGGGGATAACCGTTACAACTTCATGCAGGCTATCAACCTTGAAGCCAACTTTGAGAAGAACAAAACGGAAGTTCCCATTTTGGGCAAGACCGGCAAGGGCAATAAGGCCACCGGCTGGAAGGGTACGGGTTCCGCCACCTTCCACTATAACACTTCCATCTTCCGTGAGCTGATGAAGCGTTATAAGGACACCGGCGAGGATGTCTATTTTGACATTCAGGTGACAAATGAAGATCCCACTTCTTCCGTGGGCCGTCAGACCGTGATCCTGAAGGATTGCAATATGGATGGCGGCTTGCTTGCCAAGTTTGATGCTGATGCGGAATACTTGGATGAAGATATGGACTTCACCTTTGAAGATTTCGAGATGCCCGAAACCTTCAGCCTTTTGGCCGGTATGCAGTAAGCAGAGCGCCCCGGCCTTACTTCGGTAGGGGCCGGGGCCTTTTTTCATATCAAAATATAGGAGGAAAAAAACAATGAGCCTGTCCGCTTTTTTGGCTGAAAACGCCGTTCCCGTTGAGAACATCAAGTTTGTTGCTTCCAAACGCTTCTTGGGTGAGGATGGCAACCCCATTCCTTGGGAGATCAAGACCATCACCGGCACCGAGGATGAAGCCCTTCGGAAGTCCTGTGCCAAGCGTGTTCCGGTTCCCGGCAAGAAGAACCAGTATCAGAAGGAAACCGACTATGATCTTTACCTTGGCAAGCTGGCCGTGGCTTGTACCGTGTTCCCCAATCTGAATGATAAGGAACTTCAGGACAGCTACAAGGTCATGGGTGCTGATGCCCTTCTGAAAACCATGCTGACCCCCGGCGAATATGCCGAATACCTGACCAAGATTCAGGAAGTGTGTGGTTTTGATACCACCATGCAGGATGAGGTTGATGAAGCAAAAAACTAATCTGTGAAGGTGATGGTGAAGCGAACATTGCTTACTATTGCCTTCACGAACTTCATTTGACACCTTCCGCCTTTTATGCTTTGCCCCGCCGTGAACGGGCCTTCATCATTGCGGCCATTGATGTTCGGGTGGAAGCTGAAAAGAAGAAGCAGAAGGAAATTGAACGAAAACAGCGCCGGGGCCGCCACCATTAAGGCCCCGGCTTCTATTCTCCAAGAAAGGTGGTGATCCCTGTGGGAAACATCCGGGCCGCTATTGCCCTTTATGATGGTGTTACCAGCCCCCTTCAGAGTATGCACAAGGCAATGGGGGTTGTGCTGAACACCTTTGAAGCCATGCAACAGGCTTCCGGTAGAGCCGTTGACACGGCGGCAATCCGGGAAGCCCGTGAAGAATGGGCGAAAGCGGGAACCGCCTTTGATACCATTGAAGAAAATATCAGGAACGCCAACAACGAACAGCAGAATTTCAACAATTCCATCCGTGGGGGTAGCAATTCCGCCAACGGGCTTCTGTCCATCATCAAGAAAGTTGCCATTGCCGCTGGTGGTATCGCCGGGATCAATAAGGTGCTGAACATTTCGGATGAATTGGCAAGCACCAAAGCCCGATTGAATTTGCTTGTGGATGATGGCGGTTCCGTTGAAGCCTTGGAACAGAAGATCATGGCTTCCGCCCAGCGTTCCCGATCCGCTTATTTTGACACCGCTTCCGCCGTTGCGAAACTTGGCCTGAACGCCGGTAACGCCTTCGGTGGCAATATGGATCAGGTCATTGCCTTCATGGAACAGGTGAACAAACAGTTTGTTATTGGCGGTGCTACGGCCCAAGAGCAGAGCAACGCCATGATCCAGCTTACACAGGCAATGGCGGCGGGTGCGCTTCGTGGTGAAGAACTGAACTCTATTCTGGACGGTGCGCCGGGTATCGCAAGAGCCATTGAAAAGTATATGGGGATTGCGGAAGGTTCCATTAAGACGGTTGCACAGGAAGGCAAGGTAACGGCTGAAGTGGTGAAGAACGCCATGTTTGCTATGGCGGACGAAACCAACGCAAAGTTCGATTCCATGCCCAAGACTTGGGCGCAGATTTGGGTTGATATGAAGAATCAGGCCCTTTCTATGTTTGCCCCGATCCTGACCAAAATCAACCAAATTGGAAACAGCACCAAGTTCCAGAAAGTGACCACCGGCCTGATCAATGGCCTTGCCGCTGTTGCGAATGTGGCTTCTTCGGCGCTGGATATTCTGATTGCCATTGCTTCTGTGTTCGTGGATAATTGGGGGATCATTCAGCCCCTTGTTTTGGGGATTGCGGCGGCAATGCTGTTGTATAACGGCTATCTGATTGCCAACAATGCAATCACCGCTATCAGCAATGCACAGAAGGGCCTTGCGGCGG